ACTCAAAGCCGAAGAATTAAACCTTGAAAGAAGAAGAGCCGAGATAAGAGCAAGACTAATGGAGGACTAAATGGAAATCAAAGAAATGAACTTCGACGAGTTACAGACACGCAAGAGCAAACTTGCGGAGGAACTCAAGACCGCAGACATGGAACGTCTTGAAGGAATCAACGCAGAACTCGACGCAATCGAAGAAAGAAAGAAAGAACTCAAGGCAGAAGCCGAAGAGAGAGCAAAGGTCGTTGAGGAAGTAATCAACGCACCTGCTCCTACACCTATAGTTGAAGAAAGGACAAACAAGATGGATTTAATGGAAATCAGAAAATCAAGCAGATACATCAACGCATATGCTGACTACATCAAGGGCGGATGCAAGGATGACACAGAAGTAAGAAAGATCCTCTCCGAGAACGCAACACCGGGAGAGAATGACACAGAAGTTCCTGCACCCGAATACCTCGAGGAAAGAATCCGCACCGCATGGGAGAATGATGGCATCCTCTCAAGAGTAATGAGAACTTACATCCGTGGCAACGTCAAGATCGGTTATGAGGTATCTTCAACAGATGCAGTACTTCACACCGAAGGCGGTGAAGCCGTAACAGAAGAGAATCTCGTTCTCGGCATGGTCGAACTCGTTCCCGTCATGGTAAAGAAATGGATCTCCGTATCCGATGAGGCTCTTGCGCTTACAGGAAGAGCATTCCTCGACTACATCTATGACGAGATTCAGTACAGACTCTTCAAGAAACTCGCATCTGAAATCATCAGCAAGATCTCTGCTTCTTCCCTTACTGTGACCATTCCTGCATCTGCACCTCTTGAGGCGGTAGTGAATGCTTTCGTTGGTCTGTCTGATGAGGCTACTGACATCGTAGTTATCATGAGGAAGTCAACCTTTGCAACAATCAAGAACGCATCAACACAGGCAAATTATAGTGTAGACCCCTTCAACGGATTTGATGTTGTATTCAGCGAAGCCGTTGCAGAGAATACCCTTATCGTAGGAGACCTCAAGGGTGTAACAGTTAACTTCCCCGAAGGCGATGAGCCTACATTCGTATTTGACGACAGAACTCTCATGACAGAGGATCTCGTCAGAATCCTTGGCAGACTCTACGTCGCTTATGATGTAACCGCACCGGGAAGATTCGCAAAGGTAACCCTCACAAGCGGTACAACAACAACCACAAACTAATCCAAAAAGGACAAAATAATGAAACTTCTAATAGCGATCCCGACACTCGATTATATCCATGTTGAATTTATGAAGAGCCTCTTGAAACTCACCGAGCAATTGAACGATGAGGGCATCCCATACGAGGTAAAGGTGGTATCGGGTACACTTGTATATTTAGCACGTGAGGAAATAGTGTCTTATGCACTCGGATATGAGTTCACTCATGTGTTATGGCTTGATTCGGATATGGTATTCGATGGCGATGTCTTCGATAACTTGTATGAGTTGGGGAAGGACTTCACCACCGCAATATTCCATGCAAGACGACCGGGGCATCAATCGTGCATCTTTAGAACGGTAACACCGCCCGACAGATATAAATGGGATGAATACCCCGGCGCACCCTTCCTTATAAAAGGATGCGGAATGGCGACCACATTGACATCGTACAAAGTCTTGAAGGCGGTGCGCGATCATTTCGGTAACTGTTTCACACCTGCATATTCATTAGGCGAAGACTTGGCATTCTGCAAGAGAGCCGATGAACTCGGATTCGAGATATGGTGTGAGCCATTCGTGAGAGTGGGTCATATAGGACACTTGACGATATACCCCGAGGATGAAGGTCGTTATTTAGAAAGAATTAAGAGGTGAAATAATGCTCGAACTTGTAAAGATGGCTTTACGGATCACGACAGATGCCTTCGATGATGAACTGCAACAGTTAATCGACTCGGCACTCATTGACATCGGTTTCGGTGGTGCTATGAGTGAAGTGCTTACGGAGAACGGAGACTCTATCGTCAAACAGGCGGTAATAACCTATTGCAAGATGAACTTCGGTCTCCCCGAAGACTACGACCGATTAAAGAGGTCATACGATGAGCAGAAGGCTCAACTTGGAACGGCTACGGGGTACACGAATTGGGGTGTCTTAAATGTATGACAATATCGCATATCTCATAAAAGACGGAGTGAAGTCATATGATGAGTATTTAAATGAACACGTTGAGACCACAAGGCGAATGGTATACGTTCAGCCGAGGTCTGTTTACAATAGCGAGTTCTATAATGCGTCCGTCCTCGGACTCCATCCGTCCATCACTCTCACTCTTGCCAACCGCGAGGACTATGAGGGCGAAAAGATGGTGGAGTTTGAGGGGAAGGTGTATTCCGTCATCCGAGCCGATTGGAGAGCGCAGAGAGACTCCATCGACCTTATATTGGAGGAGAAGACCCATGTCGATTGTGAGAGAACTCAATAGCATCCTTGAAGAGTATACCGAGAAGGTCGACGAACTCACCGATGACACGATGAAGAAGGCATCAAGGGACGCGGTGAAGGAACTGAAGACCACATCTGCGAAGATGTCGGGTGCATATGCGAAAGATTGGGCGGTCAAGACAGAAAAGGGATTCGGCAAATCAAAGACATACATCGTCCACAATAAAAAGCACTACAGACTTACCCACTTATTGGAGAACGGTCACATCGTCCGAAATCAGTTCGGCACGTTTGGACGTGTTAGCGGAGACGGTCATATCAAGGATGCAGAGCAGAACGCAATCAACGAAGTCATCTCAACATTGGAGGCTAAACTATGATTCAAGACACACTACGATCAATCGGTCTGCCTTGTGCTTATTCGCACTTTAGGAAACCCGTTCAACCGCCATTCCTCACATATTTGGGAAATGGTCAAACGACATTTGGTGCGGATAACACTTGGCACTACACCAACAACGAATATCAAATCGAGTATTACTTCACTGAAAAAAACGAAGCAAATGAAAAAGCCATCGAAGAGGCACTCCTCCGAGATGGCTTTAACTATGACAAAAGCGAAGATGCCTACATCGAAAGCGAGGGTCTCTTCGTTATTTATTACTACGTATAGGAGGAACGCATGAAAGTTCAGTTTGGTATATCAAACCTGCACGTCGGCACATACACCGACACAAACGGAACTGTTACTCTTGGCACACCTTATCATCAGAAAGGGGCGATTAACTTCAGCCCCGAAACACAGAGCGAAAACAATGACTTCTATGCTGATAATATCGTCTATTGGAGTGGATACTCCGGGGGTACTATCGAAGGAGATCTCGAAGTCGCTATGTTTGACGATGAGTTCAAGACACAGTTCCTCGGCTACAAGGAATTAACGAACGGTGGTCTCGCCTCCGTAAAGAATCCCACAAAACCCAATGTATATGTGGCATTCCAAGTCGAGACCGATGAAGGTGACGCAGGCCCGATAAGAGTTATCCTGTATAATTGCTCACTCGGTAATATTTCAAGAGAATATTCCACTATCACCGAGAACAAAGAGCCACAGACCGCAACTATCCCCGTCACCTGCGTAGGCGACAATAACACAGGTGTGACCATGGCTACATTCAAGATCGGTGACGCAGGATATTCAACTCTGTTCACTACACCGTCAGCACCTACAATAACAACCTAAATGGAAGGGGAGGGGAAACCCTCCCTTATTTGTCTATAAAAGGAGGAGCAACATGATTAAGACGATAAAGATCAGTAAGGATAAAGACCTTACTATCTCGAATAATCTCGCATGGGCGATGATTTATAAATCACAGTTTGGACATGACATAGTCCCCGACATCATGCCAATCGTTTCAGCCGTCACCAAACTCTTGGGAGAGTTGGGAAAGATGGCAGGGAAAGACATGACGGAAGTCCTCAAAAACTTGGACGGAGACACCATACAGAGCGCATTGATTGAACTCTGTGCTTTACAGTTCACAGACTTCATCAATCTCACATGGGCGATGGCGAAAGCGAACGACGACGACATCGAGACACCCGAGAAGTGGGTGAGAGAGTTCGACCAATTCCCCGTGGATATAATAGCACCTGCGGTGTTCGACTTGCTTTTGAAGGGACTCGTCTCATCAAAAAACTTGAAGAGCCTTCGGGCGATACCGGGGGCGAGATCTCAATCGAAATGATTATTTTAGCAGGAGTCGAAAGAGGACTCTCATATGAGTCCATCCAAAAGATGACCATCGGCCAAGCGGTCGATTTCTGCATCGAGTACAACAACAGAAACAAACACGAAGAAAAGAAGAAGACAGACAGACGAAAAGCCACAAGAGAGGACTATCGTCTGTTTTTTGGAGTTTAAGGCATGGCAAGTGGAAATGTAAAAGGTATAACCATTGAGTTCCGTGGCGACACGACTCAATTATCTAAAGCCATCAACCAAATAAGGCAAGAAGCAAGAGGCTTTGATAAAGAACTCGGCTACATCAACAACTCTTTGAAGTTCAACCCGAAGAATATCGACCTTATGAGGCAGAAAATAGCCGTTTTAAGGGAGGCAACGAAGTCGGGAGAGCAGAACATCAAAGAGATGAAAAAGGCTCTTGAAACGATGAAATCGAACGGTGTAGACGAAACAAGTGAGGACTACAGAGAGTTACAACGCGAGATCATCAAAGCAGAGTCAAAGCAGAGAGACTACAACAAGGAATTGAGGAAACTTGAAGCCTCAACCTCTGTACTTGGGCAAGCCTCCGCAAAGATGTCCGCATTCGGAGAAGCCTCCGTCAAGGCAGGAGAGTCCCTTCGCGGTCTCTCAATGGTGGCAGGTGCGGTCGATGTTGCTCTCGCAGGTCTTACCGTCAAGGCAGGAGCAACCGCAGACGATTTGAACACGATGGCAAAGGTCACGGGTATCAGTACGCAGGAGTTACAGAAATATAAACTCTCTGCGGATCTCCTCGATGTATCAGTAGAAACCATTGCGAAATCCCAAACCAAGATGAAAAAGTCCATGCTCTCGGCTCAACAGGGGTCGAAGAACGTGGCAGAGGCATTCAATACTTTAGGGGTCTCCATAGTCGACTCTAACGGGCATTTAAGAGACCAAGGCGAGGTTTTTGAGGAATCCATCAAGGCTCTCGGATCAATGGAGAACGAGACCGAAAGAGATGCACTCGCCATGCAGATATTCGGCAAGTCCGCGACGGAACTCAACCCCTTGATTGAGGATAATGGCGAGACCTTCAAAAAGGTAGCAGATGTCTTCAAACAGAATGACCTTGAGATAGTAGACCAGGAGACCATTGACAAGGCTAATCAGTTCAACGACGCACTCGATACCATCAAGATGACGGGAATGGCGACTCTTTCCACCGTGGGGATGCAACTCGCAGGGTATCTCGCCCCGACAATGGAGAAGATAGCAGATGTCCTCGGTCGTGTCATGGGATGGCTTTCACAGTTAGACCCTGCGGTCTTGACCATCATCGGCATCATCGCAGGAGTCCTTGCGGTGCTTTCACCTGCATTGATATTCATCGGGAAGATAGCGACGGGCATATCCTCAATAATGGCATTGATGTCGACTCTCGGTGTGTCTTTGGGCGCATTGAGTAGTGTAGCGTTGCCTATAATCGGCATAATAGCAGGGATTATCGCGGTGGGTGTTCTGTTATATAAGAATTGGGACACCATCAAAGAGAAGGCACTCGAACTCAAAGATTGGGTCGTAGAAAAGTGGAACGCACTCAAAGAGAACGTGGTCAATACCGTCACCAACTTGGTTAATACCGTCAAGTTATTATGGACGGCTCTCAAGATAGGGGTGGAGACCATCGTGAACAATATCCGTGACACCGTCTCTAATGTCTTCAACGGGATCAAGAACACCGTGACATCGATATTCAACTCCATCAAGTCCACCGCGACATCAGTTTGGAACGGTATCAAGACCGCCATCGTATCACCCATAGAAAAGGCGAGGGACACCATAAAGGGAATAATCGACAGAATCAAAGGATTCTTCTCGGGAATGACTTTGAGCCTTCCACATATCAAACTCCCTCACTTTAGTATTAGTGGAAGGTTATCACTTGCACCGCCATCCGTCCCTCATCTGAACATTGATTGGTATAAGAATGGCGGTATCTTCACATCCCCGACAGTATTCTCGGGAGTAGGAGTAGGTGAGGCAGGTGCTGAAGCCGTTCTTCCTCTTAAGAAACTATGGGAAGAGATGGACAAAAGATTCTCATCTAACGAGGTAGTCATCAATGTATACGCATCCCCGGGAATGGACGTGAACAGACTTGCGGAAGAAGTGCAGAACAGAATCGTCGCCTTACAGAGACAGAAAGCGAGGGCATTTTAATGGAAGAAAGAAAGACCTTCACATATGACGGAATGAACTCCGCAGACTTTGACTTGTATATCGCAGGTGATTCTGTATACGACGCACCGACAAGGGACATGGATATGATTACCATCCCCGGACGTAACGGTCAGTTATCAATCGACCAAGGACGATTTGAGAATATCACCGTCACATACCCTTGTTTCATTTGGGCAGATACGCAAGCAGAGTTCAGAACGAAAGTACGCGCGATCCGTAATTGGCTCTGCGCTAAAACAAGTTATTTCAAATTGTCGGACGAATACAACCCCGAATCGTATCGTTTAGGGATATATAAGTCGGGGTTAGAAGTCGAGCCGATATTTTATAACAAAGCAGGGAGGTTTGAATTGAGTTTCGATTGTAAACCACAGAGATTTCTCTTTGCTGGCGAGGAAGTATTCACATTAGGCGAATGGGGAGAGACCGAGACGTATTCGGGATCAATCGTCTCGTTTGACGGGACAGAGACCACGGCTATCAAATCCTTAAAGGTCAATATCACACCAAAGCAGAGCGGAAGCGGAGACCCAAGTCCGAGTAATGTGAGACCGATAAGTGGATGGGATTCGGTGGATGTTCACGTATCAGCCACAACAAGCGGAGGCTCAACCATTACCACCAATCTTCCTCAAACCGTATATGGTGGAGTATTGGATGTAGTGAGTGGAAAGTTGAAACCGTGGGGTATCGTGGATTTAGGCACTCTTACATGGCTTAAGTCGGGCATATCAAATAGGTTTTATTCCGACAGTTTGGAGGGCATCATTAAAAAGGCAGAAGTCACGCCGTATGCTCCGTCAACCGTTAAAGCAAATGTAGCGTCAAGCAACTACAAGACAGTCAACGGATATGACGGTTATAACGGAACTATCAACAATGCCGTAAGCACTTGTTATTTCAACGATAAGACATACGTCCAAATCAATGACCAAAGCAAGTACGACAGTATGACCGCTAATGAGTTCAAGACCGCAATGAATGGTGTTCAGTTAGTCTATGAACTTGCCACACCAACCGAGATTCAGTTAACACCAACCGAAGTCAATACCTTACTCGGCTCAAACAACATATGGGCAGACGCAGGAACGGTGGAAGTGGAAATCGGTGAGAATCCGAATATATTAACTAACCCGACACCGTTCACGGCTCAACCCGTATTTGAG